GTCCGGCACCATGCAACTAGAGGGGAATCTCCTTCCTTATGACGCAAACATTCGCGATTTAGGATCGGCAGCCAAGCCATGGCGCGACTTATACATTTCCGGCAGTTCTATCCATTTTGGTAGCGATGTTTTGAGTGTCGAGAACAATAGTTTGAAATATGGCTCAGGTAGCACCACCAAGGGCTTTGATGTCGGATTTATGAATTTCAAAAATAACGGAATCTTTATGGATCCCGGTCGAATCTTCCAACTGCGCGCTTATCAGATGCGCTTTTTCGGAGGAATCGCTTACATGAGAGTCTCCGTGTCCGACAATTATATAATTAAAAGTGTGGATTATTTAATAGGCATAGATTCTGGGGAACTGGCGAACTCAATTACACTGACTCTCCCTCTGGCTAACGCACTTTTAGATGGACAGACGTTTGTTGTAAAAGACGAAGGGGGAACCATTGACACCTATCCGGTCACCATTATATGCTCCGGAAGCGACACAATTGATGGTCAAAATCAGGTTGTTTTAGAATCACCCCATGCATCCGTTTCGATTTATTGTAATGGGCTTAACAAGTACTTCATTTATTGAGGCTTGAGTCTGCTCGGAGAACTATTTATAAGCGCACTTCTCACTTATAATATGGAGGGTTTTAAAATATGGCTTATAAGTTTCAATCGGAGTTAGCTATCCTTAGTGGTGCTATTTCTCCTTCAAATGACGATGTGTTCGATCTTGGTATTGCTGCAGCACAATGGAAGGATCTTTACGTTGACGGTGTCGCTTACATCGACGTCCTTGGCGCCGACGCCGATCCTACTACTGCCTACATTGGTGGTGGCGAGATCGACGCTACCATTGTCGGTGGCGAAACACCGGCATCTGGTTCTTTCACTGTTTTGACCTCTACTTCTACATTGGTCATGCCGGACAATACTTCCGGCAAGCTGCTCATTGCTGATGGCAATGACTATGAAGAGTGTGCGCTGTCTGGTGATGCTACGCTCGCTTCTGGCGGCGCGCTAACAATCGCTAACGACGCTGTTACTCTGGCCAAGATGGCTAGTCTTACTCGCGGTTCTATCATCTATGGTGATGCATCTGGCGACCCGGCTAACCTTGCAAAAGGCTCCGCGGCTACGCTGCTTCAGTCCGATGGGACTGATGTCTCATACGTAGCAATGTCTGGTGATGCTACCATCGCTGCTGGTGGGGCAATTACAATTGCTGATAACGCTGTTACTTTGGCTAAAATGGCCGGACTCGCTCGTGGTAAGATTATTCTTGGTGATGCTTCTGGTGATCCATCAGCCCTTGCTGTTGGTTCCGCACATCAGTTCTTCCAGTCTGACGGCACAGATGCTGCTTGGGTTTCAATGAGCGGCGACGTTACATTGGCCGCAGGTGTTGCTTCAATTGGCGCAACTAAAGTCACTGATGCTATGCTCAATGACGACGTTGCTACTGGCTTAGCTGGTGTTGGCTTGTCCGCTGGTTCTGGTGTCTTAGCTCTCGACCTTAACGAGTTAAGTGCTGGAGCCGTAGACGTCACTGCCGATAGCATTGCTATTGTCGACGCCAACGACTCCAACGCATCTAAGAAGGAAAGCATTGTTGACCTTGTTGCTGCAATGGCTGGTTCCGGTCTTACCGCCACCAATGGTGTTCTGTCTTCGGACGCTTCTCCAGCCCCTACCTCACACGGCGATGCTAACGCTACCCTTGTTGAAGGTATGAACTGGAGTTCGACTACGTTCACTGCCGATCGCACTTGGACGCTTCCAGCTTCTCCGGACTCTGGTGATGTTGTCACCGTGAAGGCGCCCACGAACGCTGAGACCTATGTACTTATTGTCTCTAAGGCTGGTTCTCAAACCATTGATGGTCAAACCATCGTGGTTCTGAACTCACCGAATGCTGCTATATCGTTTACCTATGTCGGTTCCGACAAGTGGCTAATCACATAAGTCGATTATTCGTCTTTACAGGATTGTCTTTATTTACTGGATGCCCCTCTTTTGGGGGGCATCCTTTTTTTGTGACTATTTATTCTCGGAGGCGCTAATGAAAACTTTAGACCTACACGGAATGTACCACGATGCCGTTCAGCGACATGTGGAAAACTTTGTACTTTTAAACGAAAGTCCACTGAGGATCATCACGGGACATTCAGGAAAAATGAAAGATTTGGTGGCTCAGGTTTTAAACGAACATAAATTTAAATATTATCCTGAGAATTACACCAATTTTGGAAGTTTAATAGTTATAGATAAGGCGCCTAATCCAAGCTAACCACGGGGAGATAGATGACATAATGGCTTATAATGTTTTAAAGGGCATAGTAGAGGGATCGGTCGACCAATACGGCGATCAAGAGATCGAGGGAATTAAGGTATTCAAGAGCACCATCAGCGCGAGTATTTTTTACGACACAGATGCTCAAAGTCCCTGTGCCACAATGAAAGATGTGGCCATTACCAAAGTGGTCGGCGGCATGAAAAATGCAGTCCTTACATTTCAAAAGGATTCTACCCTAAAAGCTGATTATCACCTCACATTTGACGGCGAAACGCTTCAAACCAAGAATATCCATGCCCAGAACTTTGTAGGCTCTGGCGCGGGACTCACGAATGTTCCTCACAACAAGTTTACCGAACCTATTGCCGGCATCCACATCGATCATGGTCCCGGACTTCAAGATGTGCGAGGCACATTACAGCTTAAAGCGGGGCCCGGTCTGATAGCCGATGATGATGGTCTTAGTATAGGGCTCACGTCAACAAGCGGACTTACAATAAGAGGCAAAAACCTTGTCATCGACCCGACCAAAGCTAATAGCATCACGACAGCAGGACAAAACCTGAGTGATAAGGATGTTTTGCTCGTTGGAGATGTGTCGCAAGGGGGAGTTCACAAGACAACCCTCGCTAATCTTTACGACAACTACGTAAACTTGAAAATCCCGCAAGCGGCCGGAGAAATTAACGAACTTCAGCTAAAAGGGAAGGGAGGATTTGCATCCGCGCCCGAATTAACCTACGATGTTGCACAAAACACTTTAAAAGTTGAAGGAAAAATAGCTACCACCTCTCTGAATGTTGAAAGTGGGCTTACCTGCGGTGGCGCCGTCATCAGCAACATCAAGAAGATTAAGACAAAACTATATGAAGTGGCAGCAGACGATTACACAGTTTTGTGCGATAGTGTTAAGAACCCTATCACAGTGATGTTACCTCCCGCATGCAATAATACCGGGAGAATACTCAACATTAAGAAAGCTAACGCCAACAAATATAATTTGCGCTCTTATCCCATAGTTATTAAAACCCAGGAGGGCTCAATCGACATTAACGACGAGATGGTTTTAAAAATGAACTACTCCTCTCGCACACTCCAGTCTGACGGGGAAAATTGGTGGGTCATCGGCACCAAGGGAAACTAAAGCAATTTGCTTCCGAGAATACTAATTATCAAAAAGGAAACAACAACACATGGCATACAATAGTGGCAAAGGAACTCAGAAATTCGGAGATATTAACTACGAAGGGGATCCAGCTGAAACTCAGATTGACTTCGAAGACGATCTTATTGCGCTCAAGACTAACAACGTTCAGCGCCTCATCGTTTCTTCCTCGGCCATTACGGCTTCCGTTATCTTTTCGGCCTCTGCTGGCGTGTATGCAGGCTCGTATACGGGCGATGGAGCCGGACTGACAGGTATTCCTGCATCTGGCTTGACCGCAGCAGGTTCTACCACACAGGTTCAGTATAACAATAGTAATGCTTTTGCGGGCTCTGCAAATATGGTATTCGACGGCACCACTTTAACGGTCGCAGGATTATCTTCGACCGGAAACAGCACGCTTGGCGACGCTAGCGGCGATTCTGTTACTATTAATGCTGCGACAGTTGACATTCCTAATGTCGCAGCAGGAACGGACAACACCGTTGTAGTCTACAATGGGAGCACTCTCTTAACCGATGAAATTGACTCACGTGTGTGGTCTAGCAATTTAGCCGGTAAGACGGGAACCCCTGTAGCCACTCAGGTGGCCATATGGACCGACATCAAAACAGCGCAAGGGTTGGCGGGGTTAACCTACGATGGCACTGTGCTAGCTGTAACAGGAAATATCTCTGCTTCCATCAACATATCAGCGTCTGCCTTCTATGGTGATGGTTCTAACCTCACAAATACAGGAGTGGTTACTTCTTACACCAACGCAACTGATAATCGTGTGCTCACCTCCACGGGAGCCGGTGGCATCACAGGCGAGGTTAACTTAACATTTGATGGAAATACTTTAACTGGTTCTGTGACTGGTTCACTCGCTGAGTTTTCAAGCGTGGTGGCTGGCGCCATTTCTGGATCTGGCAATATCTCTGGATCGGCTTTCTATGGTGATGGTTCTAATTTGAGTAATTTACCGGCTACAGGAATATCTTGGGATGGCTCTACTGCTAATGGGGTCGCGACATACAAAGATGCAGATGAAGCTACTGTCGAATCGAACCTTACGTTTGATGGTGTAACACTTGTGGTGGCAGGAGACGCGCTAATCGACAAGGACTACACAGATGCCAACGCCGCCACTGTAACCGGACTAGAAATAGATTTTGATAAGACGTCGGCCACCACGTCAAACAATACCATGTATGGTATCAAAGTGGATATGGACAATACCACGGCTACCGATGGTGCCAACACTATGTATGGCTTGCACGTCACCCCAACGCTTACGCACGCAGCTGCTGCCGGCAATACCTTAGTATACGGTGCGCTTATCAATGCACAAGGCGGAACAAATGGTACCAGCTTCGTCCAAGCAGCAAGGTTCGAAGCTGGAGGCGGAGACATCAACTATGGAATCCAGCTTGACATCGAGGACGGTGGCGTTGATCTTAGAATTGAAAGCTCAGCCGATAGTGGCGATTATTTCCAGATTCAAACCACCACTCACGGTGCGACCACCATCACAACACAAGATGATAACGCTACTGCTGCCCATCTTACATTTGATGTGGATGGAGATATTACTTTAGACCCTGCAGGAAGTGTTAAAATTTCTTCTTCTACTCTTGATATTGGCACAGGCGTCGACTCGGACGCGATGATTCATGTCAGTGGCTCTGATAGTTCGGTTTTAGCAATTTTCGAAACGCCATCAAATCCAATCGCGATGGCTATTACTGGCTCGGGTAAGGTTGCAGTTGGCGGCATGCACCTTGACGCCAAGTTAAATGTAAGCGGATCGAAGAATGATAAGCTCCTCTCCCTTAAGAGTGACACCCAAAACCCGGCTTTTTATGCGAGCGGAAGTGGGGATGTATATGCAGCCGGCAAGATCGGTATTGGAACCTACAGCCCGGAAATTCCACTTGATGTTAACGGTAATGCAATCCGAATTAGAACCGCAGGTACCCCTTCGAGCGCTAGCGATTTTGGAACTCAAGGTGAGATTAGATGGGATGCGGACTATATTTATGTTTGTGTCGCCACCGACACATGGAAGAGAGTAGCGATTGGTACATGGTAGACATATCATTAAAAATGGTTGTTGCAACGAATTAATACTACTTATTTGTGAACTATAGTCATATTAGGAGTCAATTTATGTCTACTTTGCTCAGCGAAGCAATCATCGATGCCAAGGCGTTACGCGAAGCCGCCCTAAAGAATGCCGAAACGGCAGTTATTGAAAAGTATTCGCAAGAAGTGAAAGAAACCTTGGATAATTTGTTAGAACAAGATGAAATCGACCTCGGGGACCCTCTCGGGGGTGAAGAAGGTGGTGCCGATTTGGGTGCAGACCTGGGTGGCGGAGAAGCCCCACCTGATCTCGGTGGCGATCTGGGCGCAGAGCCCGCAGCCCCCATGGGTGAAGAAGGCGCAGTAGGCGAGATCGACGAAGACAACGAAATTCCGCTCGCAGCGACCGACAACTTCGCAGACCTAGATGGTAAGAACCTACAGGGATTTCCGAACGCAGGCGAGCCGGTGGATGTGACCATTGATCTTGGCGCGCTGCAAGAAGCTGTTGCCGCGTTGGGCGAGGAACTCAGCGAGAATCAAGAATTTGAAATTAACGAAGATGAACTTGCCGACCTGTTATCCGAAGAGGGAGACGATTGCGCAGAAGACGACACGCTTGAGGAGACTGGCACGACTGGACAAGATTCCGGCGCCGCACTTCAAGGTTCGTCATCTGCTACAGCTAGCGCAGTAGAAGGAGAAGAGGAAGAAGAGGGGGAGGACGTTACTACCCCGAAGGATCCGGGCACCTTCGCAAGCTCCGCGCCAACCCAAGAGTCGCAAGTTGATGCCGATGCGTTGATCGACGCCATCATGGAAAAGCTTACCGTTGATATGGGCGCCGACTTAAGTGGTTGGGCTGGACGCTCTTCCGAAGATATGAAGTGGGCCATGTCAAAAGCACTCGCCCAGCGTCGTAGCACCGACGCGCAAGACCATTTACAAACTTTAAAGAAAGCTCAAGAAGAGTTGGTTTTCGAAAATAAACAACTCACCGAGCAGAACACACAATATAAGCAAGCAGTTGAAGAATTGAGAGAAAATCTTCAAGATGTAAATCTCTCAAATGCTCGTTTGCTTTATACGAACCGTATTTTACGAAATACCTCCTTAAATGAGCGACAAAAAGATAAAATTGTCGAAGCTATTTCCAACGCCGGTTCAGTCCCAGAAGCAAGAACGATTTTTGAAACGCTTCAAAGCACAGTGGCGGCTAAGCCTAAGCGCAGCCCACAATCACTGAGCGAGGCCATTAGTCGTCGGTCTTCTACAATCCGGGCTTCTCGTCAAGAGGTGCCTTCATCCGATCCGTTACAAGAACGGATGAAAAGATTAGCTGGAATCAAATAATCATTATATATTTAAGGAGGTGATTTAATTATGTCTAGTATTGTTGAAAGGTTAACAGAAGGTATTGTTAATCGTGACATGCGTGCCGAAAGCCACGCACTATTAGGTAAGTGGGAAAAGACCGGTCTCTTAGAGGGACTGGAAACTAATCGTTCCCGCCAAGCCATGGCTCGTTTGCTTGAAAATCAAGCTAAGGAGCTTCTCCGCGAGGGCTCTACGATGGGTGCCGGAGATGTTGAGGGCTTTGCTGCCGTCGCATCCCCGATTGTTCGTCGTGTTTTCGCGGGTCTGATCGCTAACGATCTTGTTAGTGTTCAGCCGATGAGTCTGCCAAGCGGACTTATCTTCTTCCTGGACTTTGTGTTCTCGGGAGACCTCGGAGGTACCGAGGGTGCAGTGACCGACCGTCTAGGTAACTGGGCGAGCGACGCTAGTGGTTCACTTTACGGTGGCGACAGGGTTGCTTCTGGCATCACTGGTGGTGTCAACTTGGTGAGTGGAAACGCGTCTGACCTTTCAGGTCCGCGCACTGTTTCTGCTCGTGGTTATGCTTACGGTTCGCCAACTGGCTCCGTTAGCAACGCCGCAGCCGGGACCACTAGTGTCATTAAAGCTGAGTTCGCTGTGGGTAAAGCTACAGAGGCACAAAAGAAGCTGATCGATTACGATCCAGATATTCTGGCGTTATCGTCTTCTTCTGGCACCGCCTATAAGGTGTGTGTGTGGGATACCGCGCACTCTGCGTACGTTACTGCTCAGGCTGACTTTGATAACCTCGGAGCATTTACATGCTACGGTACCGCACTTTCCACCTCAATGGGTACGGGCGGCGGATGGGATCAAGTTCGTCGTTTGACGAAAGTCATTGCGGCTGGCGATACGGATTCTGCTCTAACGGGCGATCTAAAAGCTGTCCGGCTGTTTGCAATTCAAGTGTCGGCATCAGCCGATGTTAACCTTGGTGCCACCGTTGTTCAGGTTCCGATCAGAGATGATTGGGCTGCAGGCGGCTCTATTGGTTCTGTTACAGGTGATCCAATTTGGGGACTTGAGAACAGCGCCGACATTCCCGAGATTGACATTCGTGTCGATTCCGTGGCTGTCACTGCAAACACCAAGAAGCTGAAGGCGAAGTGGACTCCGGAGTTAGGTCAAGACCTTAACGCCTACCACAACCTTGATGCGGAAGTTGAGCTTACGAGCATTCTCTCTGAGCAAATCGCTCTTGAGATTGATCGCGAGATCATTGGTGACCTCGTCGGTGGTGCAACCGCCGCGACTTATTACTGGTCGCGTTCACCGGGACTCTTCGTCAACAAGACGACGGGCACAGAAATTGGGGCTAGCTCTGCTGCTCCCGACTTCACCGGTACAGTCAGTGAATGGTATGAGACTCTTGTCGAGACCATTAACGACGTTTCCGCGCAAATCCATCGTAAGACTCTACGTGGCGGTGCTAACTTTGTGGTCTGTGGCCCTGAAGTTGCCAATGTCCTTGAGTTCACGGCTGGTTTCCGTGCGAGCGTTACTGCTGATGATGAGAAGGGCTCTATCGGCTCCGTCAAGGTAGGCTCACTGAGCAAGAAGTTCGACGTCATTGTTGACCCGTACTTCCTTCGCAACGTGATTCTCGTTGGCCGCCGCGGATCCTCTTTCCTCGAAAGCGGATATGTGTATGCACCCTATGTGCCGCTGCAAACTACACCCACAATCTTCGGACCCGAAGACTTCGTGCCCCGTAAGGGAGTCATGACGCGCTACGCCAAGAAGATGGTCAGACCTGATATGTATGGTCTGGTAATTGTACGTGGTATGCTCGGTGAAGCTGGCGCTACTTCCTAATATATAAACATTTAATATATATCAGTGTAAAAGCGCGGTTAATCGTGACACAGAAAGCCCTCGCCTTGAAAAAGGCGGGGGTCTTCTTTATGTGGAAAACTATTTATGTGTGAGGCAGGAGTACATCTTTTGTCTCACCTAAATTATAAACACATAAATGGAGGGTTTTAAATTATGGGAACCAAAAGAGTAGGTTGGGCACGAATTCGTAGCCTGATTAACGAAAATGCAAATCAAATTCACCGCAAGGTGGATGCGATCAAGACGGTAACTTCGGATACCACGTTATCGGCCGCTGATAGCGGCAAGATTATCATGATGGGGCAAAATGGAGTAGACATCACACTACCCGCCGCCACCGCTGGAATGAATTTCACCGTCATTCAGTACCAAGACTATGTTACAGCTGTCTGCACAGTTGTTGCAGCAGCCGGAGACTTCATGGCAGGCGCCGTTGGTGGTCCTAGTGCCGCGGCCCAAAACTTGGCTGATGGTAGTAGTAATCTGACAGCTACATGGGGTACTGCTACACTGATGGGTGATCGACTTCACCTTGTGTCAGATGGTACTTACTGGTATGTAAGCGGAACCGCCGCCGCTGGCGGTGCTAACGGTATCGCATTTAGCTAATAACTTAGTTAATAAATTTTTTGCTATGCATTAAATTGTCCCCCCTTCCCTTTTGGGTTGGGGGGTTTTTCTTGAAAACGTCGATCTGCCAAATTTTTTTCGCCTCCAATTTTTTGAGATTTTCGTTTTTGAGGTTTTAAAACTACTTACATTAAAGGAGACCCCACTATGAACCCCCGTAGAAGATTGATGTTTAAAAACAAAGCGCGCAACCAGACCAACACCCCCGTTGAGGTGATTGTCGCCCCTATCGTGACGCCCGATGTAGTCGAAGAAGTGATTGCGCCGGAAACGACTCTTGATGAGGTGGCTGTTGCTGCTGTGAAAGAGGCCGTAGCCGCGAAGACTGTTGCCAAGACCACCACAATCAAGAAGAAAAGAAAAACTTTAAAAAGCGCGACAACTAAGAAAAAGTAACAATTTTGCTGGTTAATTAAACCGAAGGCTCACATAGGGCTGAGCTTCGTGTTTTAGAAACTATTTATTCTTAGGAGGGCTTTTGGGTGCCTACGTCACTTAATCCAAAATCAGAAACTAGCACTGTTATCTTAACAAGCACCGGCAGCGCCGGCAAGGTAGCAGCCGCGGTACCATTTGGTATATATACCGGCTCTAACGAGTTCTTGAGCGGCGCCGCCACCCAGGTAGCCTATACCTACAAGAAGCTCGGTGGCGACGTGGTAGATATCGAACTTACACCCGCGAATGTGTACGCTGCGTACGAAGAGGCGGTGCTAGAATATTCCTATATTCTGAACTTGCATCAGAGTAAAAACATGCTCTCAGATGCGTTGGGAAACACTACCGGCACGTTCAATCATCAAGGGGAGGCGATCACCGGACCCTCGGGTAGCAACTTGCGCTTTACGCGCTATCAGATGACCTATGCTAAGCGTGTAGGCGACGGCGCCGCAGCAGCAGGCGGCTTTGGGGGAACAATCCCCGAATATTCAGCGTCTTTCAAGCCCAAAGCAAAACAACAAGATTACGATATTCAGGCGATTATTAACAGTGCGAGTGCGGCGGGACATGACGACCGTGGGCGCCCAGTCCCATATTCTGGCTCTGTAGATGGTAAGCGCGTCTATGTGACGAAGGTGTTTTACCAGTCTCCGCGAGCCATGTGGCGCTTTTATGGCTATTATGGGGGCTTTGGGGTTGTAGGCAATATGTCCACCTACGGACAGTACTCGGACGATTCCACATTTGAGGTTATTCCCACATGGCAGAACAAACTTCAGGCCATGATGTATGAGGACAACATCATGACGCGCACTTCGAATTACGCTTATGAGCTAATCGATAATAAGTTGCGCCTGTTCCCTGCGCCCGGTCACTGGGATATTGCGGATATAGATCAGATGTGGGTGAGGTTTTATGTGAAGCCCGAGGCGTGGGAGACGAATTCACGCATGGCTGATGGCACAGAGGGGGTTAATAACGCGAATACACTCCCCTTTGACAATCTGCCCTACAAAAACATCAATGCGATAGGTAAACAGTGGATTAGAAAATACTGTTTGGCTTTGTGTAAGGAAATGTTGGGTCAAATTCGCGGTAAGTTCACCACGATGCCCATTCCGGGCGACAGCGTAACTCTAAACCACAGTGAACTTCTCTCACAAGCAAAAGAGGAGCAAACAAGCCTCAAAGACAAGCTAGTGGAGATGCTTAAGGAGATGGAGTACGTCGCACTAGTGAAGCAGGATAGTGAAAAGAGCGAGGCAGCGGCCACTACCTTCAAGAACGTTCCGTTGCCCATATTTGTGGGGTAATGTGAATGGCAGACGAATGGAACAGACCTAAAAATCCCCCACCACCGTTATTTTTTGGAGAAAAAGAGCGAAATCTGGTAAAACAGGTCAATGACGAATTAATTGAAAAAGTCATTGGACAGCAAATCCTCTATTATCCCATTGATATCGAAAGAACGGACTTTCACGAGCTTTACGGCGAAGCCATCGATAAAACGTACCTCCCACCGGTGCGCGTGTTTGCGCTCGTAGAGTTTACCGACTATTCTACTGAATACATGTCCAATATGGCAATCGACAAGACTTGGGAGATTAATGTTCATTTTCACAAGCGCCGCCTTGAAGAAGATCAAGACTTATACGTACGTGAAGGTGATTTTGTGCTGTATGGGACTTATTACTATGAGATAGTTAAACTACAAGAGCAGAAAAAGCTGTTTGGACAAGTCCAGCATGGCTTTGAGATTTCTGCTAGATGCCGCCGAGCAAGGAAGGGGCTATTCGATGCTACCTGATGATTTTGATTTTGCAATGCTGCCCTCAGACTTCAAAAAGGGTACCCTTAAGGAAATAGGGATGCTGGGATCCAGCATCGAGAGCATTGACATGGCCATCATGTCATGGGTGAAGAAAGACCTCAACCTAAGCGCCCGCACCAACGAGGGTTATGTGCAAGTACCAGTCCTCTGGGAAGCGCCAGAGAGGTCTTACCAGATAAAGCATGAGAAGTCCCTTAGAGACGACGGGGGAGCGCTTAAACTGCCACTTCTGAGTGTTGAGAGGACAGGCATAGCCAAGGATCCTGCGCGCAAAGGATCGTTCCAAGCCAATCTATATTCGCATAACAAGAACGGTCGTTCGGGACGCATGGTGATAGCCAAGCGTATCGTGCAGGACAAGACGCGCAATTTTGCTGTGGCTGCAGCGATGCGAGCGCTCCCGGCAAGCGGACAGAACCAAAAATACTATCCTCGTGTCAACAGCAAGGTGGTTATCCAGTCCCTATCTATTCCAATTCCCGTATATATTAATGTGGAGTATAAGATCGTTATTAAAACAGAATATCAGGAACAGATGAACAGCCTAATTCAGCCATTTATGGCGAGGACCGGACAAATTAACGCATTTACAATGAAACGCAATGGACACTCTTACGAAGCATTCATCAATCAAGACTTCACTCATTCTAATAATATCGGAGACTTACAGGAAGATATGCGCATGTATACCAGCGAAATAGGCATTCGAGTGCTGGGGTACATAATAGGAGAGGGCGAGAATGATGATCGGCCCATTGTAAAGGTGGAGGAAAACACCGTCGAAGTCACATTTCCTAGAGAAGTTGCACCAGTTCCGGGTAATGAGGGCTTTTTTGAAGATTAGTTCGGGAAGTAAAATGGATTTTATTAAATCCCTTCAAGACTTTTGGACTTGAAAATACTATTTACCAATGATTGACAATCACTCAAATTAGTTTACAAGAGGGAAGGGACCAAAAAGATGTCGATAAAGAATTTTAAGTTTGTATCTCCGGGAGTTTTCATCAATGAGATCGATAACTCCTTTATACCCAGGACGGCACCGCCTATTGGACCAGTCGTTATTGGACGCGCCCGACGCGGGCTAGCGATGACACCCGTTAAGGTGGATTCCTATTCGAAGTTTGTCGAAATGTTCGGCGACACGGTGGCCGGCGGAGGCCAAAGCGATATTTACCGCGAGGGTAACTATATGTCTCCCATGTATGGTGGGTACGCTGCTAAAGCATTCCTACGTGCTGCCGTTGCACCCGTTACTTACGTGCGACTCCTCGGACAACAGACTGATGCAGGTCGTACCGCAGGCGGCGCAGCCTCTGCAGGCTGGGCCACAACGAATACTGGACCAACGGACGCCATGGGGACTACCGGCGGCGCATGGGGACTCTGGGTCTTTCCGTCAGCTTCAGCCGCTAATGATGGCGCCATCATTTCAGGTAGCGCCGCTACAGCGTCGCTCGCAGCTGTCATTTATACACAGAACGGCATACCTCTTCTTTCCGGAAGCCTGTATGGGACTGGTTCGGGGGGCGCGTATGATTCCGATGGACTTGCAGGAACGCAGGGTGTCCAAGGAGTCAACACGATGATCCAATGTGATTCCCAGGGACTCTTTACTCTGGTTTATAGTGCTTCGTCCGTTAGCAAGAAGATTAAGTTCAACCTGAACGACTCTTCTGAGAATTATGCGCGCAAGAAGCTTAATACCAACCCTCAATTGGCAACGGCGGGTAATTTCTATCCCAGTGCCACGGAGGTTAACTACTTCTTGGGTGAGACCTTCGATCAAGACCTTCTCGAAAGAAGCTTATCTACTAGTACAACCCTGGTAGGAATGATTACTGCCCTTGGTTACTCGGGCTCCTCTGGTGTAGATACCGAAAACACACCGGCGCAAATGAAACAAGTGGCATCCACGGAAGCGCGCACAAGCTGGATCATTGGGCAAGATCTTGGAGCCGCTACTTCTTATTACGCTCCCAACATGCAAAAACTATTCCGTTTAGTTGGGCGCGGACATGGCGAGTGGCTCATGGACAACGTTAAAATTTCAATTAGCAATGTCCGCCAATCGAATAATTCCACCAGTGATTATGGTACCTTCTCGATCCTTATTCGTGACATAAATGACTCAGATAACGATGTTGTTATCCTTGAGCGCTACGACGAGTGCAGCCTAAACCCGGCTAGCCCCAACTTTGTGGCTCGAAAGGTTGGTGATATGTATGTGACTTGGGACTCTAAGGAGAAAAGATTACGCAGATATGGCGAATACGACAACCAATCTAAGTTTGTTTATATTCAAATGAACGCCGACGTGGAAGCTGGCGCCATCGATGCGGTCACCGTTCCCTTCGGATACTTTGGACCACCCAAGCTTCTTGATGTTTCAGGGGCGACAAACCGACGCGTGACGAATCCGGCGACCGGACATGACGTCAGTCTTTCTACTCATTCTATAAGCGGGACTTACGTGGTATTTGCCGGCTCTGGTTCAACATTTGGAGCAAACGGCTATGGCGCCCCGGGATATTCTATCCCCAATACCGGATCTTGGACGCAGGGCGGGCCGTACAAGACATCACTTCTCATGGGAAGTGGCGTTATCGACACCCTTGCTCTTAGAATGGAATTCCCGAAGGCACGTATTAGATACTCAGCCTCCGCCGGCGGACTGACCGATCCTAGAAATGCCTACTTTGGTATGCAAACGGCTCGCGGTACTAACAGCACGATTTCAACCCCTGGAATCGGAGAGATGCACCGGATGTGGTCCAAAAACTGGCCAGATGATCCGACCGCCGCGGCCACTGCGGCTGAAATTGGTGATCGCGGTTACGTTGGGTGGGGATATGTTTTCTCTTTAGATGAAATAATCTCTGGTTCCACGGGTATATACTATTATGCTTCTGGATCTCGCGCGCGAGAACAATCTGCCACAACGGGTAGCTGGAAGGATGTCTTGGACGCCGGATACAACAAGTTTACACTACCTCTTTGGGGAGCATTCGATGGCTTAAACATCATGAAGCCCGATCCGCTCTATAACCAGGGAATGGATCCCGGCTCATCCACAGAAGACAACAGTTATATCTTCCATACCTGGGCGCGCGCAATGGACACCGTTGCTGATCCCGAAGCCATCGACATGAATATGCTTGTGGCGCCGGGACTTACAAACGATCAATTAACCGAGAAGGCTATGGATGTTTGTTCTGCTCGCGGCGATGCGATGGCTCTGATTGACTTGGCGAATGTGTACTTGCCAAGTCACGAAATCTATAAAGCCAACAAAGCAGACCGTCTTGCCTCAACTCCAACTCAAGCAGCCACCGCGCTGCGAGATCGCAAACTTGATACAAGCTACGGTGCAACTTTCTACCCATGGGTTCAGACTCGTGACGAGGGTACCGGAAAACTTCTCTGGATCCCACCAAGCGTGGCCATGATGGGTGTTCTTGCTAGTTCTGAGAAGAAGTCGCAACTGTGGTTCGCACCAGCGGGCTTTAACAGGGGCGGTCTCACCGAGGGCGCCGCAGGAATTCCAGTGATAAATGTAACGGAGCGTCTCACCTCTAAGGATCGCGACACTCTTTACGAAGCACGAATCAATCCGATTGCTTCCTTCCCATCCACTGGAATCGTGGTATTCGGACAGAAGACGCTTCAAGAGCGCCAGTCAGCGCTGGACAGAATCAATGTCCGACGGTTGGTAATCTACTTGAAGAAGCAGATTTCCATTATCTCTTCGAAGATTCTATTCGAACAGAACGTACAGGCTACATGGAACCGGTTCCGCGCTTTGGTTGAGCCGTTCCTGGCGAACGTCAAAGTTACCTTCGGTATCACCGATTACAGGCTGATTCTTGACGAGTCGACCACCACCCCTGACCTTATTGATCAGAACATCATGTATGCGAAGATTATGGTCAAGCCCGCACGGGCAATTGAGTTTATCGCGATTGACTTCGTGATTGCATCCACTGGAGCGTCATTCGACGACTAATAAATTTTAAACAAACTAGTTATAATATTAAGGGAGAAAATTTAAAATGCCATTCTGGTCAGTAGACTTTGGGGACAAAGAAGCCCAACTTAAAGATCCTAAACGATCATTTAGATTTACAGTACAATTTATGGGTATCAACGACCCAAATGGAAATGGGCCCGTCCTCTGGTATGCCAAGACGGTTCAGAAGCCATCTTTCTCCATATCTACCGCAGAGCACAAGTATCTTAACCACACATTCCAATATCCCGGTTCTGTAACTTGGAACGAAATCGCTGTAACACTCGTTGATCCGGTTGATCCAGATATGGCTGCAACTCTCTCAGACATTGTGGTACAATCAGGATATTCACCACCAACTAATGCTACGAATGAACAAATGGGCACCATGTCCAAGGCTAAGGCGGCCGGTGCACTCGGCGCTGTCGTTATCACACAGATTGATTCTGATGGCAAGCCCCTTGAAACGTGGACCCTCTGGAACGGTTTTATCACCGAAGTCAAATACGGAGACATGTCCTATGGCGAAGATGAGCTTACTGAAATGAGCGTCACCCTTAAGTATGACTGGGCTCGCGTCGAGACGGTGTACTCATCAGCAGCGGTGGCCGGTAGTCAAGGCAAGAGTTTCTTCGGTGTATAAACAAGACAAACAATAATTTGAGAGGTGTATATTGTCACGAAATAGAGAACGTGTTGGCGGCACGAAGCAAACGAATGCTGATCCGCCCGTTCCACAACTAACAGAAGGAGCTTCCGAGTCTCCGTTTTCCTTTGTGGTTCCCACGGAGTTTGTAGATCTTCCGTCAGGGGGGCGCTTTTATCCAGAGGGTCACCCTCTGCATCAAGAGTCTACCATTGAAATCAAGCAGATGACTGCGAAGGAAGAGGATATCCTTACGTCGCGATCACTCATTAAGAAGGGGATTGCTTTAGACAGAGTTTTAAAGAATCTCATCATCAATAAACAGATCGATCCAGACAGCCTTTTCATTGGCGACAAGAACGCCATTGTGGTGGCAACTCGCGTTTCTGGTTATGGAAACGAATATACGACGAATGTTGCATGTCCAGCATGCAGTACAGCCCAAGATTTTACTTTTGATTTAAACGAAGCTGAAATATTGAGCGGCGAAAGCAGCTCCGAGTTGGGCGTGGTGGACAACGAAGATGGAACCTTTAATATAGTGCTCCCTAAGACAAATGTCGATGTCACTTTTCGGCTCCTTACGGGACGAGATGAAAAGCGCTTGCTTAAACTTAGCGAAAGCAAAAAGCGCAAGAAAGACGGAGAACAGAACATCACTCTACAACTCCGCAGCATCATTCATGCAGTAAACGGTGATGATGATCCTAATCTAATAGGATATTTGGTTGAAAATCTTCCGTCTGCTGATTCACGCTGCTTACGAATGGCGTATCGCGCAACCAACCCTGATATTGATTTAACTCAGGAATTTGAGTGTGAGGCGTGCGGCCACGAGCAGGACATGGAGGTTCCGCTTAACGCGGAGTTTTTTTGGCCTGACAGATAACTATATGCAGAACGTGTATGAGCAGTTCTTCTTCTTAAAATATGCGGGAGGTTGGTCATTTGCAGAGGCTTATAATTTGCCAATTGGGCTTCGTGACTGGTTCACACAGCGTCTTATTAAGCAACTTGAAGACGAAAACGAAGCTATGGAGAGCAGTTCCAAGGGAAGCAGCAACAGTCAGACGCTGACAGCCCACAATCAACCCCGAGGATTAGGGGCCCCTCCGCCCGGCAGAGGCAAGAGATAGAACTCTTGCCTTTTTTGTATTTAGACTAATTATTAACGAGGTAATTTGTTTTGGCTGACGACACTGGACCTACCGAAGAAGAAGTAGCACGCAGGCGAGCTATAGCCAAGCTCGCCCGCGCGGAAGTCGAAGCGACCGACGAAATGATCGAAGCTACAATGCGGCTTAACGCACTCCGTGGCACGGGGCTTTCCTATTTAGAAAACAACAAACAGCTGCTTCAAGATGAAGTAGAGATGCTTAAAGAGAAAGCCGCGGCATCCGATTCTATACTAAAAAAATGGTTTAAAGGAAAAGAATTAAAAGAAGCAGAAATAGAACTCGCCCAGACCGAGCTTAAAATAAATGAAAGAAAATTAAAAGATTTAGACAAGTCGGGTGCAGTCGGTAGAGCGGCATATGATACACTAAAAAAGCAGATCGCCGACAACGAAAAAGACCTAGCAACGAAACAGAAAGCGCTCGGAATAGAGACTAAAACCTCCAAGAAGAAACGAGAAACTCTTAAAATTTCCGGAGATCTTATTAAGAGCATGTCCAACGGCGCCCTCCAACAATCAAAGATGGGAAAAGGGATGATGAAAGGCGTAGATGGAATCATTAAGATGCGCAAGGGCGCACAAGGATTAAACGCGGCTCTTAAAGCCGGCACAATCTCCATGAGTATGCTGGCTGCAGCCACGGGCGTTGGCATCCTTTTGCTTATGGTGGGCGCTATCTTCAAGCTGGTAGAATGGATGCTTAAACTAGCAGTGCAGACAAGAGATGCGACGGTTGCTTTCCAGCGCGCCACTGGTGCCGCTAAAGAGTTTGGAGCAGCGATACCCGCCTTGGAGCACGATATGCGCGCCGTAGGTGTTTCTATGGAAGAGGCGGCCGCAGCCCAGAACGCACTTTACAAGAGCACAACTGATTACACGATGGCTTCTGCCGGCGCCAGAAAAGACCTATTGAAGACAACCGCCCTCATGGGCGAGTTTGGTGTAAGCGTAGAGACCTCCGCTAAAATCGCGCAAGCAGCCACCAAGGGGCTGGGAATAGGAATCGGAGGGGCCGATGAACTTCTGTTAGGGCTATCTGCACACGCATCAGATATTGGCGTGCCAATCAACAAGATGATGGAAGACTTTGCGGCCGCATCAGACCAACTCAAGCGCTTTGGTAGCGATGGAGAACGCGTTTTCAAGCGACTGGCCATGGTACAAAAGATAACAGGAATGGAGATGGGGCGCATCCTTTCAATTACAGAGAAGTTCGACACCTTCGAAGGCGCCGCAAAACAAGCAGGACAATTGAACGCTGCATTGGGCGGAAACTTCGTGAATGCGATGGATCTGATGATGGAAACTGATCCTGTCGAAAGATTTAACATGTTGCGCGACAGCATCATGAATTCAGCCGGCTCCTTTGATGATATGAGTTACTATCAGAAGAAATTCTACGCCAACTCCCTCGGATTGAAAGATGTCGGAGAATTGGCAGCGATGATGTCCGGAGACTTTGACACACTAGATGGGAGCATCGGTATGACATCGAAAAAGTATGCAGACCAGCGAAAAAAGGCTAAGGACTGGCAGTCCACAATGGAAATTCTTAAGAACACGCTCGCGACTCTTGCTCCCACGTTTAAAAAAGTAGCCGAGAAAATTGATGAAATGGTGCAAGAGTTCTCCAAAGGCGAAGGACCTCTGAAAAAGATCGGAGTCATCTTTGATAAATATATGACCGAAGAGTATCTGCTACCGCTTCTTGAATCGATGCCCGGCAAAATTGAGAGCGTTGTCAAGGGCCTTGAGAGATTTGCAAAGAATGCGGATAAAGTGGTAGAGATGATTGAGAGTATGATCATCGTGGGAAAGATTATAGGTGGAATACTTATTGGGGTTGCTGTGGGGTTCGCCCTCGTCACCTTTCCAATTAGTGCCACGTACGCAGCCATCGCCGGAGTGGTCGCCGGTCTCCTCTCGCTCTGGGCCATGTTCCACAAATCGGGATCCGATTCACTGGCGCAGATGCTTGGCCTCGACGGCGAGTCCACCCTCGCCAAAGGTTTGAACGTGATCCAACGGGGCTTCAACAAACTAAAAGGGGGGATCACCTCGATAATGGGTTGGTTTAAAAAAATGGGAGAAACCATTAGAGGAGCATTTGACTTTCAATGGGTCAAGGACAGCATGAATTGGCTTGGAAGCTTCCTTCCTGGAGAAATGGGAAAAACCACCCAGGGCATCCGAGATGAGATGGGAATCGCCTCAGACTCGAAGGTGATGACGAAAATTAATCAGCAAACCTACGTGGGCCCCATGAAGTCCGTCGCTGCACAGATGCCCGGATTGGTGAAAGACGTATATGCGGATGTACCAAAAGTAGCCGCAAAGGAACTGGAGCCACTCACCGGTGTGCCACAAAAAGTTGCTGGCAACGTGATCAAAGACACATCCTTGATCGGTACACTCAAAGCCTTCAGCGACGCCGTAGGCATCACCCAGGCGGCCCAACCAGCAGCCGCCGGAGGCGGCAGCACATCCACAACTGTCAATATTCCCATTCATATTGGCAAGGACGCACTAGGTACAGTAGTGGGCGAGATCGTCGATGGCAAACTCGGAGCAGTAAGCTTTAAGGGCGCCACGGGCATTGGCGGCCTGTAGATTTTATAAGGAGAACACAACATGGGCGACTGGCAAAACTGGACAGATCAATTTAGAGGAAACAGATATCATAAGACCACGACCGGCGTTAAGGGCGAGGGCATGCCTGTTATTGAGGTGGATGGATCGAATGCATATGCTAGTAGCGATGGTATTCGCGCTATGCAGCTTTCCTTTTTTCACGTTCCCTCCCAAAAGTCGGTATATTTCAAGGCATTCATTGTTGCTTATAATGAAACCTTTAACAGTGACTGGGCAAGCGAAACAGTATACGGTCGTACAGATCCAATTTACATGTTTAAAGGCACCCAACGGCAGATTTCCTTAAACTTTAAAGTGCCGGCATTCTCTGAAGGAGAAGCCTACGAAAACCTGGGAAGAGTTCAAAAGCTTACTCAGTACCTGTATCCGTCCTATACGACTGACCGCATAATCGGACAATCGCCCCTTATTCGAATGAAAGTAATGAACTTGGCACAAGTGGGCAAATATGGTGCAGATAAAGTATTGGGAGAGGGCGCCGGCTTTCATCTCACGGCGGATGACTGGGCCCGCGAACTAACTTCCAAACAATCAGGTTCCGCCCTCTACGACCAGTATAAATCAAGCAATTTGGCTAATCAGGGTCTATTAGGGGTCATCGGATCGGTGCAAATTAACCACAATTTGGAAGAACAAGGAGTCTTAGAAAAAGGGTATAACTGTATCTTACCCAAACTGTTGGATGTGGCTGTTACATTTAATTGTATTCACGAACAAACGGTGGGATTCAACCAACAAGGCAACGAACTAGACCCAGGATTCCCATATAACGTATTATTGCAGCAGCCGTACTCCCCCAAAGAAGGCGCCACCACATATGATCAACGCGCAGCCGCTGCCCGTGCCCAACAAAAAGACGAAGACGAGAGACAAGCACAAATTGACAATGCCGAAGCTCGTTATTCTGGAATGTTTGGGAAGAATGGTTTCCTGGGGATTGGGCAGGGCCGTTATGGCAGGGATGTGAGAAAAGCAAACAAAGGCAAGCTGAGTCCCTATGAAGCGTCCACTCTTGCTGCCCAGATCGACCACGGAGATTCGTGGCTCGGCCAGACCGGTCCGGACTACGACAGGTCCGAATGGTCAGAGAATTGGAAGGGGGGCAAATAAATTATGGGAAGATATCAAGATACAAGAACACTTATTAATGCAAGCGATTACTATTCTTTTTTGCGCAAGAAAAGACATGCAAAAAAGCGCATTATTCAATATGCCACCCCGCGACTCATTAATCCGGGACCAGCAGCGCGCTCCAGCATTGTTACAACCGCCTATATTTGGAAGTATGGGGACAGGTTCTATCAAGTGGCCACTCAGTATTATAACGACCCACGCCTATGGTGGCTTATAGCGTGGTACAATGGAACCCCCACCGAGGCTGACATACGACCAGGAGATACAATCTCTATTCCCATTAGTGCTCAGGATGCGTTGAGAATATTGGGACTATAGAAGATGAGCGGTTGTACAAAGAACGCACTGATTGCGTATAAAAACCACGCCAAGACATTGTGGTACGAAGCCAAGAAAGACTGGGACGCTAAATACGCTGCAGAGGGCAGGTTCAAAAATGAAGAATGGCCTGGCGACAACATTTGGACCACTCACTACGGTGGCGCCAAGGCTGTTGATTCTGATTCTGATGAACTCGTAGATGTAAATCGTGGCGCCATGGGCGGCAAGATAATGACCGATGGTATCAACATGTTTGAAAAGATGACCGATGCCGAAGCGGACACCACGACAAGTGCGATCTACAAAGCGGCCGGACATACTCAAGCTAAAATTGAGAGTGCTGGAAAGCCACATTTATTAGGCATGGCCTGTAAAACGCTTGGCAAGAGATTTGCCGAAAAACAAGTAGATGAGTTGCTGTCATTCTTGGCCAATAGTCGCGACCAGCTGGGGCTAGAAGCATACCCAGATGATGAACGAGCCGACACGAATGCAATAACGGAAAATTTGTTGGATCGATCGAAAGCTGCGAAGAAAGCGGCCGCTCCACCTGCGGCATCGATTCCGGATACTAAGCTTTCTGCTGCTGGCATCGCTTACGAAACAATAGAGTATCGAGAACAGTGCTTCTTATTAACCAAAATATTCAATTTTGTAGACTATCGATTTAATGTGCTGGAAGGAGAAGGACCTGATGAGGATTTGGAACCTGAGTCACCTAATTTTAAAATGGAATATAAGCGCCTACCCTATTTGGATGAAGGGTATGGAGAAACAAAGGTTGAAGGTCAACCAAGAGTCCCGGGCCCAGCGCCTCGAAATGCGTGCCTTATGGTGGATGCCGAGCATCCATATGCATTTCTTAATCGCCTTACACAGTATCCCACCCAACAGTCCTTATTGAATATTACCACGGCCGATCTCTCCCAACTTCAGCCTCAGATCAGGCTTTTTAGAGTGCGAGATGTCCCTATTGAAGGGGAGCTTCGCGAAGTTTCCCAAGAAATGCAATTTGAAACAAGCACTACTGCCAAAGATTTAGAAAGCATGCTGGGAAGCAATGGAAAACGTGGCTTCGGCGCTGGAATCAAAAACTTTACGGTCACCTATGAGGCTAGTAATCCTTTTGCTATCAAAAAATCGATTAGTGCCACTCTTACCATTTTTGCTAATACCTTTGATGAGCTTACGATGGATCGTGGAGGATATAGTTATATTGATTTGGCGCTCAAAACGGGTGGGGTCCACAATTTAGAAAAATTATCCATGGAACACGCTTCAAACCCTCAAGATACCAAAGCCAAGGCGCGCCTGTATAACCTTTCTAAATTAAATTTTAGATTAAAGGCAGTTGTTGGATGGAACCAACCCCAGGGCGTCGGCGTCCAAGGGTTTTCTAACGCGCAACTTGTAAAGGCTTTAGAAAATTCATTTATAACCATCAATCTTCTTCCCACTACTCACACTTTTGATTTTGATGAAATGGGAAGAGTAAATTTTAAAATTGAATATTTGGCTTATATTGAAGACTTTTTTGACGAGCCGAGTTATAGTATTTTTTCTGACAAAGACTTGATTATAAGCCAAAAGCAACGAGAAGCCGTATACCAAAAAATTAAAAAAGAATGTAAATCAGAGGATCTTCAAAAGTTTAAAGAAAAAATGGGAGTAGAAACTGCCAAAGATCTGGCGCGAGCGCGCGCTAGCATGTATCGCACCTTGCAGGGTTCGGGCAAATTAAGGTATATAAATTTAGAATATAGCGCCTTAAGAAAATTTATAGAACAAGGTGCTTATTTTGACTTAGATACGGCGGAGAAACAGGCGTTTGAGAATTCTATTGGAAACGTCGATGAAAAAACTAATTTAAATAAATCACTAACTTCTGATATAAAAGAGCACGGTAAGACAACCAAAGGGAAGGCAACAGGAACCAAAGATCGTCGCAGCGCAACTAGCAACCAACAGGTATCGCTTGTGTACTTCTATGCGAGTGATTTGTTAGATATTATTTTAGCGGGAATTGATGATTATTTACGAGGAGAGTATAATTTTCATATTAAAGAGGGTGCCATATTGCAAGATCTCCTCACCAAGGCTCAAGAGAACGTGTGGTCTCGCGAGGAGATCACGCCGGAGTCCATCATCGATGCGACCGAGGCTCAACAGGCTCACGAAACCAGCCAGTTGGACTTGCTTCGTGTAATAAAACTTAAGGCAAATTTCGAGAGATATCGTCTCCTTCTGGGCCCCATCGAGATTATAGATCCGGCCAATCCGGGAAAAAGCAAATGTGTAAATCTCGGGGATCTGCCCATTTCTTTTAAATATTTTATGGAATGGCTGACCGGTCGAACATTGAAGAAAGATAAGCCTTACTATCCTATTTCTAACTTTATGAATGATTTTATGAATGGATTAATAAATGGTTTCATAAATGATCATCATTGTTTCCCACGTGGCCAGCGCCAAGCCAAACAAAAAACGTATTTGCAACAATCTTCCATTACGGCGTACAAATCACCTCCCCCCCCTGTTGATAATAAGCCGCCATCTATAAAGCAGATTCAAGCGGCTCCGGATACCATTACGAAAATGCTTCATGAGTGGCGCGCCACCATCGGCGGCAAGGAGGGCGGCGGAATCTTTGGAACGTCAGCGTCGCGCTTGCATTTGGAACGCCACGACGCGGCAGCCGGCAAAGGAGACGCGCTACTTCCCATCAAGGAGTTTCCAGTGCTACAAATTTCAGGACCACAAGGAAGCCCCATTACACAACGCGACACACCCTACGAGACTAATTATGCTATTTATTTTGCCGGACGTACAGCGCCTAACGAAATGATGAACGGAGACATTACCGAAGACCAGGATCGGGGAGTGATGCATTATACTGCCGGCAAAGATGTGGGTATCATTAAAAATATTAAATTTCAAAAAACAGAAACCCCCGGCTTGCGCGAGGTGAGATTTGAACAAGAAGGGTATGATGGACTTGCGCAATTGCGAGAAGTCTATAATGTTACAATTGATTCTTATGCTAATGTGAATGCCTTTCCGGGATCTTATATTTTTGTAAACCCGCGCGGACTCGCCCCAAATCTGACATATATTGCCAACAATAAAAACTTTAGAGTAGAAGATCTGAGTAGTTATGGATTAGGAGGCTATTTTATGATTAAGCGTTCCACCCACAGCTTTGGTCCGGGAGATGCATCCACCCGTATCGATGCAATTTGGGTAAGCGAGATTCATAAAGTGATCGAAAAGGATGAAAAACCGGAACCTATCCCCGAAGAAGAAAGGCGAACTAAGTGTGGAGCGAACACAAAGGGAGAGTACATTTCTAGTCCCCCCGTCAAAGACACGGTCGACAAACCCGACCCCTAAAAGGAGAAAGCATGGCAGATTCTGATAAAAATATAGCCCCACTGAGAGCCGCGCCAATAGATGAGGACGCGTCCGTACCAAGCACGATTCCGGAATCATTCGGAGAACGCTACGTAACAAGCAATCGGCAGTCTGGTACCACCCGCGAAGTTTACAATAAGCGCCTATTTTACGATATTGATATACCACAAGGCCGCGAAGAGTTTACTAATTTGGTTAATTTTAATTTTGCAGAAAAACATCTATATGGGCGAGTTACGCGATTGTTCGTGCCCATGGTTCCGAGCGATGTGGGAGGAAAAATAATAAACATTCCTGGTACTGAAAATGATGGAAATTTTCGAGCGTTAGACTTTGTTTCTGAAAACTTTGTGGAGCTAAGTTATCAATTTAAAAAATGCCGCACAGCAGGACAAATTAGTAATGGTGATCCTTATTTGTCTGAATTGAAAGTATATAAAGCTTATGAAGATCCAAGTATGCTATATCGGCGCCATCGCCGGACTTATTATGAAAGCATTAAATCTATTTTTGAAGACGATGATGTTTATGTGATTAATTTCGAGCAATTTATAGTACGCCTATTTCCGTATTTAAAAGAAATTGCACGCAAACAACCTTTTACTTTTCCTGCTTTTGTAAAAAGCCACTATTCGTCCATTGCCACATCTGGACTGGCTATTGAAATAGCCGACATCAATCCTTCACATGATCGCGACAAGATAGCAAAATTTGCACATAGTCGCAATTGGGGGTTTTACCTGAACGCATGCCGCTCTTATGGGTTTATGGTCGACCAGTTTTATCCTTGGCGTATAGTAGCCGATATTGCCTCATCACCGATGCTTAGAAAGGCCACCCTTAAGGGCTTGCAGAGCACCGATCATATTTTAAATACTGCATACACGACTGCGCCCCGTCTTTATTATCCTACTTTTGTGCGCATGATGTTAAAGCTTTATAATCAAGTAAAGCGCCCCTATCATGAGCCGATTGTTTGTGAGAAAAGTAATAAAATTCGGATTTCATCCCATCGGCCGCGGGATTATACTGTTGACAGTTTGGTTGGAGAATTTGGAAGTTTATACTTTTTTAAATTATATTGTATGATTAGGTTTATGGAAGAAGAGAGCCAATACACAGATAACGAAAAACTCTTATTAATTGATGATTGTGTTGAACTGGCGCGCCAAAACGAAAAGTACGCCACTAGCGTATTTGAAAGAATTCTTAACAAAACGTTTGACTATAATGGCTCTTTGAGTTATATTAAGAAGAAGTTCGATAGAATTGATAACCTTCCTCCGGGCGCCGATGGCTAATAATGTATTTTCAAACGATTGACGACAAGCAAGAATGTATTGGCGTCTATAAAGATGGTGCACTCTTTTTTGATGAAAATCCTGGCGATTTAAAAAAGACCTGGAAATACTCAGGCACCTTGCATGATCCGGATATTGAATTCGCATGGCTTTATTGTAGTGGTGAGGATTTGGAAATCGCATGCCCAGAAGAACTCAAAGAGCAGTATGAATCCGCAGCTGCCAAATTACGTGCTTACAAGCGTTCATTTGAATTAGCGAAAGTGGATCTGAACGAACATTGTTTTTTTGATTTGGTGCCGCACGATTTTCTCGTTAAATTTTTAGACGTAAAAACCCAAATCACACAGCACGTTTTCGAAACGCGCGGACGTCCCGATAACTACGATCATCTCGCAGCTATTCATAAGTTGTTATATAAAATTAAGTATCAACCACTTAACGTCAGCGCAGAGGGGTGCCGAGAAGTTTTTCTTAAAAGTAGCTTGCGAGGAGAAGCTAAAAAATACCTTAAAAAGAAAAATTATATTGATTATAATTTGTTTGGTACCGTAACGGGACGCCTCACTACGCAGCCCCAATCCTTTCCTATTCTGACAATGCGTAAAGAGTTAAGATGTATGCTCAAGCCTCACAATGATTGGTTTCTATCGCTGGATTATAATGGGGCCGAGGTGCGTACGCTTTTGGCTTTGAGCGGACAGCCTCAACCAGAAATAGACATTCATACGTGGAATCTTCAAAATATTTTAAAGCGTGTAGATATCCCACGCGAGGAAGCAAAAACGATATTCTTTAGTTGGCTTTATAATCCGGACTCCAAGCTTATCAGCACGGAATATTATGATCGAGAAAAAGTGCTTGACACTTGGTATCGTGGTGGTTATATTTATACACCCTTTGATAGAAAAATCAAGGTTGATGACCGACGTGCCTTCAACTATCTTATTCAGAGTACTACATCCGATTTAGTGATGGAGCGAGCTTCAAAAATAGACGCCTTCTTGCGAGACCACAAATCCTTCATTTCTCATATTGTGCATGATGAAATTGTTATCGATTTGTGCAACGACGAAAGAGAAATAGTCCCAGAGATTAAGGAAATTTTTTCTAATAACCAACTTGGAAAGTACATAGTCAACTTAAACGCTGGGCAAAACTATCTGGATCTTAACGAGTTATCGCTATGATGTCAATTATTGGAATAGGTAATGGCGCTAGCGCTATTGCTAATAAGTTTAGTGAACATGCCGAATATAATATTTATTGTTTGAATGACAAGGTTAAGAAGAATGACTCCCGCAATCGGAAGCTTTCCAAGTTTGAGAAGCCAGAAGAATACGAAGAGAACATTCCCAATCTACAGAGGTTCTTTAAAGTTCTGGATGATCATGTACAAGTATTTATTGTCGGCTCATCATTTAGTTCCAACTACGCACTTGGCATTTTGGAGCAAATTCGACATAAAAAAATAGATGTGTTTTACATAAAGCCAGATTCCGATTTGCTGGCTGAAATCCCCCGTGCGCTAGATAAGATTACGTATGGTGTCTTGCAGGAATATGCGCGCTCGGGACTTTTACATAGTTTTACTATTATTTCTAATGCAGATGTGGAGAAGTCCATGGGAAATACGATTCCCATCAAGAATTTTTATGATTCTTTAAATAAGACCATTGCATCAGCCATCCACTTTATAAATTACTTCAACCACAATGAACCGGAAATCGGCAACATCAGCCGGCCTAAAGAAATCAATCGCATCCGTACAATTGGTTTTAGCACCGTGGAAAAACTTCAAGAAAAATGGTTCTTTGAGCTTGACAACCCACGCGAGATATGTTATTATTTATGTGTAAATGGTAAAAAAATGGAGAACGATGGTGGTTTACATAAACGCATTGTGGAGAACCTGAAAAGGAAAAAATCAAATGTTTATTTACGCCACTCATACGCTATCTATGAAACTTTTCATGAACAAGACTTTGGGCTTTGCGTTGCCCACACTAACGCAATACAACAAAATACTCTTGACAACTTAGAATAAGAGTGTTATATTACCCATCATAAAGGAGAAAACATTATGGGAATCGACATGGAGCTTATGCGCCGCAAGCTCGCAACTTTGCGCGGTGAAGGAGGGTATGATGGACCATCACATTGGTTCAAGCCCGACGAGGGAGATACGGATATCCGTATTGTTCCAACAGCGGATGGAGATCCGTTGAAGGAGATGTTCTTCCACTATAACGTGGGGGATCACAGAGGAGGCGTCCTTTGTCCGAAGCGAAACTTCGGAGAGCGCTGTTCAATTTGCGAATTCGCCTCACAATTGTGGCGCGAAGGGAGCGATAACAACGATGAGGAAACCAAGAAGCTGGCTAAGTCACTTTTTGTCCGCACGCGTTATTTCTCTCCCGTCGTTGTTCGCGGTCGTGAAGACGAAGGGGCCAAGATCTATGGTTATGGAAAGCAGGCGTATGAACTGCTTCTGGGCTATATCCTTGACCCCGAATATGGTGATGTTACCGACGTACAGGAGGGCACGGATATCACTCTTACTTACACAAAGCCCAATAAGCCGGGCGCATACCCCCAAACAAGCTTGAAGATGCGTAGAAACACTTCGCCACTGCTGGAGGATACCGAAGCCATCCCCGCCCTCCTTGATGGCATCCCGGAGTTTGAAGGTCTTTTCGACCGACTCACACCGCAGCAAGTAGATGCGATCCTCGACGAACAGCTGGCTGGCAACGCAAGTGCCGAAAGTCGTTCGTCTGAGGTTTCAGTGTACGGCACCAACGAGACGAATAAGGTCGACCGTGCATTCGATGAATTAATGTCAAGTTAGTTCTCGGGCTTGTGGGAAGAACCGATGGCAGAGCGGTTTAAAGGAATACTCTGCCGCATTTTTATACCTACAGGGCAAATATATGAGTAAAACCAGAATCAAAGAACAGTGCTTGCTTTTGCGATTGGTGTCGGAATTGAAAAATCGCACCGTTGTAACCGACATAAAAAGCGAATTTTATGGAAAAGTAGACTTTAGGGTTGATACTACGGCTGACTTTTATCACGAAACATATCACGATGCTGAGCGAAAAGAAACCTCTAAATACCAATTAGATCAGGTTAGAATTAAAAGCATTGGTGGAAAAACTTACGAGAAAAGATACCAGTCAATTAAGAGTCGAGGTATAGCAGAGGAGGTGGTAAGTTTAAAAGATTTTAATCCACATTCTCTTTTTGAAGCCACAACTGCCGATGGAAATGGTCGAGTAATTACTGGAGAGGCGGTCACAACAGCAACGGGTGACGTTGTGGATGTACCACATTTTATAATCACAGATAAAGATCTCTGCAATCTTATTCGCCGGCGAAAGAAGTTTTTTCAAAATAAGATGAATGACCGATTGCCGGGCGATGAATCAGACCCGGAAGATATTAAGGACTATATACGCGAAGAAATCCAGCTTGAGGCGGACCCTGACACTAAGACGTTTAAGACTTCCCTTATCGATGAAGTCTACGAAATGACTAAAAATTCTAGAACGAGGTCTACAATTAAAAACTGGGTCACGCAAGTTTACAAAGAGCGCTCCCAAAACGAGGCAGGAATCACGTGCTGGAAGCCACAAGACAAAAGATATGCCGCCGTACGTCGCGCCTTAGAAAACAGCGATGTTCCGAATATTATAGGAAATTGGGAAAACGACTTTGATTTGGCGCACAAAAAATATGTCATTCATGCGAAATCTACCAACAAGGGAAACCTAGAGAAAGATTTGGGTACCCGAATGGTCGCAAAAGAACACAACAATGATTCTAAAAAAGCAATCTGTGTATTTTACACAGAAGCAACAACCCAGAAGAAAGTTGCAGCCGCACAAGTGGAGGCTTTTTCTAAGCTAAGCAACGTACAGGCTGTGTATGACTTTTATAATCACATGTTTGCTTTGGGTCAGATTAAAGGTTTAGATAGTGGTCGCCTGCTTACCCGCGATGACTCGCAGAGGGCTAAAAAATCCCTTGAAAACATTTCGGAACTTAATACAAACGCAGCAAAATAATGAAAACACCACTCCGGTACCCCGGTGGTAAAACACGCGCAGTAAAGCATATTCTTCCGCACATCCCCAAAGATGTTGAACGACTGTGTTCACCTTTTTTCGGCGGTGGTTCAGTAGAGTTGGCAATAGCCAACCGCGGCACCGCAGTGCGAGGATACGACAAGATGAAACAACTTGTTTGGTTCTGGCAGGCGCTGTGTGGCGACAATAATCGCTTGGCCAACGAGGTTCAAAACCTCCAAGAAGAGTATGAGATTAGAAGCGGCGAGACAGTAAGGGGCTGTTCAAAAGAGTCTTTTCATCAGTACCGCGAAGATCTAAAGACAGAATCCTTCATGTTCTCATACGAGAGAGCGGCGAAGTATTATGCAATCAATCGAGCCAGTTTTTCGGGAGCCACATTTAGCGGCGGGTGGTCAGAAAAGGCATCCTACGCTAGATTTACCGACTCGTCGGTTCAAAGGTTGCGAGACTTCGAAGCAAAAAATTTCAGAGTAGATTATGCAGATTTTGAGGATGCAATAAACTACCACCCAAAAGCTTTTCTGTACCTCGACCCGCCTTACATGTTGAAAGGTTCGCAGAACTCCCTCTATGGAGTTAAGGGGGATCTACACGATTCCTTTGATCATGAAAGGTTGTATTCTTTGTTGACAAAACGAACAGGATGGGTTATGTCTTATAATAATTGTCCGAAGATACAAAACATGTATTGCGAACAGAAGATCATCGAAGCTGAATGGGTTTACGGAATGAACAAAAGCAAAAAATCATCAGAAATTATTATTGTAGGATAAGGAGAACAATATGAAGACACCAGCAGATCACGGTAGCGCTAGCGAGTCACGGACCGCGAATCGTTTAAACGAATATTATGCGGTAGAGGGTCTTTCTTTTAGAGCAACAGCGGAAGGCGGCTCGTCAAAGAATAGCGACATTAAAGTGGTTAACACTGAGACAGATTCCACAGTATTTTCAATTGAAGACAAGAATACGAATAGCAGCCGCACTGATTATGGACAATTTACGATTGCATACGATAAGAGCGCTGGTTGGACGCAGGCGACCGGTCTAAATAATCCTGTGCTAGTACAGATATTCTCAGTAATGAAGCCGGAATTAGATAAAGAATGGTGGGGGGAGATTCCGACCGGTCAGCGCCTGAATGAAGCGGAGGCGAGACAATTTTGGGAATGCTTTGAGCCGGGTAGAGGACGAAGCTTGAAGTCCGGACAAATAAAGACAATCCCAATTCACCCAGCCCATATCGATGCATATTATAAAGATAAGGGTGACTCCTATATAAAGATCGGAGATCACGTGTATGGCTTGACCGAGGACGCGCAACTTCCGTCGCTATCGAGCATGACAACGCAAGCATACGCAGTTTTCAGGATGAAATATCACAAGAGGAACCACCACTCTTACACAGTAGCGCTCAGGTTAAATTGTCATGGCGATGATACTACCAGTTTCGATAGTGCTAAAAGAAAATTACACCTTAATGGTTGACGTACCGGGTACGGCGTGTTATAATAAATCTATCAAGGAGAGCATATGGCAAAAGCAAAGCCAGGTCGCGTAGCGATGCAAGACCTAATGAAATTGGTTAATAAGAAAGCCGGCAGACATGTCGCACACGACCTAACAGGAGAGAACCCCACCTCAGTCAAAGAGTGGATCCCCACAGGCTCGCGATGGCTGGACTCAATCATTAGCAAGGGTCACCGTGCTGGCATACCGGTAGGAAAGGTAACGGAGATCGCCGGGCTTGAATCCACCGGTAAATCCTATATGGCGGCCCAAATAGCAGCAAACGCTCAGAAGACGGGCAAGCTTATCGTCTACTTTGATTCTGAGTCAGCCATCGACCCAGGCTTCTTGGAGCAGGCAGGATGCGACCTAGAGCGTTTAATGTACATTCAAGCATCCTCTGTGGAGTTTGTGTTGGAGACAGTAGAAGAGTTGCTGGGAGCAACTGAGGAACAGCTTGTGTTCATTTGGGATTCGTTGGCGCTCACGCCCTCAGTCTCGGATGTTGAGGGAGACTTTAACCCTCAATCTTCGATGGCAGTGAAGGCACGCATTCTGGCGAAGGGAATGTCCAAGCTGATTATTCCTATTGCAGACAAGCAGGCCACGTTCTTGGTTCTTAATCAACTGAAGACCAACATCCCCAGTGGACCAAACGCTCGTATCATCGCCATGACCACTCCGTACATGACGCCGGGAGGAAAGGCAATGCATTATTCCTATTCTCTCCGCATCTGGCTGACCGGTCGCAAAGCCAAGGCATCTTTTATTGAAGATGAGAAGGGATTCCGTATTGGGTCTGAGGTCAAGGTGAAGCTGGAGAAGTCTCGCTTTGGAACACAAGGACGCTCGTGCGCCTTCCGCATTCTGTGGGGGAACGAAGTGGGTATCCGGGACGAAGAGTCATGGTTTGATGCTGTTAAGGGATCCTCGTGTCTCACCAGCGCCGGCGCCTGGTATACTCTTAGGACAGCTGACGGGTATGAAAAGAAGTTCCAGCCCTCCAAGTGGACTGAGTTGGTGAACGGAGACGAGGAATTTAGAGAGCACGTGACTGCACTAATGGACGAAGAGATAATTCAGAAGTTTGATAAGCGCCAGGGTGACGCAAAGGATTTTTACGAAGATCCTGATGACTTAACTGTACCAGTTTCTTCTCAATAGTGCTTGACATGAGCCCTTCTTTCGGTTATAATATAGTATAGTCGAAGGAAGGGCTTTGCTGTGACACAGTGTGAGGAGTATCCAGTTGGAGAGGCCGAGAGGTTTCATCCATATCAGGGAAAGATCCAGCGCTTTATGGATGTTGCGCGCCGATGTGCTCATCAGTCATCTTTTCCTGATTATCGCCATGGCGCTGTGCTCGTGAAGGGAAACAAGGTGCGTAACGTATCTTTTAACAAGGACAACTACTGTTCTTTTGGTCATCGCTTTCGAAAAGAGCAAGAAGGTCACGCTACACTGCATGCAGAACTGGGGGTGGTATTGGGGCTTGATCGAAACATCACCGAAGGCGCCACCATATATGTGGCGAGAATAGGCAAAGCAGACGACTACCGCCTCAGTAAGCCGTGTGCCATGTGCCACGAAGCTATGAAGCATGTAGGGATAAAGCGCGTAGTCTATACAATTAACAACAAGAAAGCAGGGAGTTATAAATTATGAGCGATACTAAAAGAGTATTAATTGTTGATGCGTTGAACGCATACTTGAGGGCCTATATCGTAGACCCATCATTGTCCTCCAACGGACAGCCTATAGGAGGGCTTAAAGGCTTTCTAAAGATTCTTCAAAAGCTGGTAAGGGAGACCAAGCCTAACGAGATTATAATCGCTTGGGACGGTCCAGACGGCTCTAGAAAGCGCAAGTCTATGGACAAGAACTACAAGGCGGGTAGAAAACCAATCCGGTTGAACCGAGCGTTCCACAACCTGACTGATGACGAGGAGCTTCACAATAAGATCTGGCAACAAACGCGGGTTATTGAATACCTCAACAACATGCCAGTGATTCAATTCATGATAGCCCAGGTAGAGGCAGACGATGTGATATCTTACATCACCCAGATGGATCACTACGAAGGATGGCAAAAGATTATTGTCTCCAATGACAAAGACTTTATGCAACTGTGCGATCAGGAAACCATCTTGTGGCGACCAGTGAAGAAAGAGCTTCTGAATGTTAAACGTATCATTGAACAAACAGGGGTGCACCCTACCAACATGGCGCTAGCCCGCTCCATTGTGGGTGACTCCTCTGACAATCTGCCCGGTATTCGTGGCGCCGGCTTCGGCTCCGTCAAGAAGCGCCTTCCGTTTCTGTCATCGGAGAAAGATTATACAGTTGATGAGGTGGTGGAGTTCTGTGAGAACTCTGGCACTCGCCTTAAATTCTTCACGAACATTGCCGAAGGTCGTGAGGTTCTTGAACACAACTATAAGATGATGCAACTCTACAGTCCGCAACTATCGCCGCAGACAAAAGACCATATAAAATATTCTGTAGAAAACTTTGCCTGCGAGTTTAACAAAACCGAGATTATTAAACTGATGAGAGAAGATGGGTTTGGTGAGTTAAATTGGGAAGATCTTAAGACACACCTCAACAAAATCCAGAGGGAATGTGTTGACGCTGCACCCCTCGGCCTCAAATAATAGAGAGTTTTTAGGTTGACTTTAGGACCGCCTGTGTTATATTTACTAATACCATATCAAGAGAGTGTTCATGTCGCATGACAATGTAAATTTTGGAAGGTACGGCAAGTCCTTCCAAGAGGGATTAGTACAGCTTATTTTTGAAGATCGGCCATTCGCTGATCAGATCACCGAGGTACTAAATGTTGGCTTTCTGGAGTTAGAGTATCTCCGAGTATTCATAGCCAAGATTCTTGATTACCGGGAACGATACGGCAAGCACCCATCCATGGATGCGGTAACTACCATCCTCCGCACACAGCTTGAAGATGAAAACAGCGTGATCCAGAAGCAAGTGAGAGATTATTTTTCTAGGATCCACACGAGAGAAATTCAAGACACCGAATATATTAAAGAGGCATCACTGGACTTCTGCCGCAAGCAAAACCTTAAAGAAGCTATGCTTAAGTCGGTCGGACTGTTGCAAAACTGCTCGTTCGATGAGATCTCTAACGTCATTAACGAGGCTTTAAAGCTTGGATCCGAGAATAATTTTGGTTATGAGTACCTCACGGACTTTGAAAAGCGTTTCGAGATTAAGCATCGCAACCCTATCACCACAGGCTGGAGAGACATTGACGCCATCGTGGGAGGGGGACTAGGCAAGAGTGAACTAGGAGTGGTCATTGCTCCCACGGGCGCCGGCAAGTCTATGGTGCTAGTACATCTGGGCTCTAATGCGGTGTTGGAAGGCAAGACAGTGGTACATTATACTCTTGAGCTGCAGGACACGATCATTGCTGGCCGCTACGATAGTTGTATTACCGGGTACCCACTCTCAGATTTAAGAACATTTAAAGAAGAAATCTATGAACAAATCAAGGACATTGATGGTAAACTCATTATCAAAGAGTACCCCACCAAATCAGCCACCACTAATACTATCCGTGCTCACCTCTCTAAATTGATAAAGAGAGGAATCACGCCCGGGATGATCATTGTCGATTATGCGGACTTGCTAAAGCCCGTAACAGTAAGAAAGGAGAAAAGGACAGAATTGGAATCCATCTATGAAGAGTTACGAGCTATTTCTACGGAGTTTGCGTGCCCTATTTGGACCGCTTCGCAAACTAATCGAGCAGGATTAAGTGCCGAAGTCATCACAATGGAACAGATTTCTGAAGCTTTCAACAAGTGTTTCGTGGCGGACTTTATCTTCTCTGTTTCTCGAACCATCGAGGACAAGCAGAACAATCAAGGAAAGATCTTTATTGCCAAGAACCGCAACGGGCCAGATGGAATGATTTATAATATTTTTATGGACACCTCTAATGTGAACATTAAAATATTGCCCAGTACGCCAACACTTAATGGTAAGATCCCGGGCGCCCCAGTCGCACTGACAGCTAGTATGCAGCGCGGACTATTGCAGAACAAGTACGAGAAGTTTAGAAAAAGGAAATAAACATAATGAGAACTATAGAAAACATACGCAGATTTAGATTATCAGATACTTTTATCGAACCTTACAAGGAAGCCGAGGTCCCATGGGGTCCGCTTGGATATGTAACGTTTAAACGGACATATGCCCGACGCCTAAGTGAGTTTGATCCCGGAGCGACCGGCACCGAAGAGTGGTGGCAAACATGTCGCAGAGTCGTGGAAGGGATGTTCAACATGCAAAAACAACACGTATTCCAGCTTGGGCTAGAATGGAACGATAGCAAAGCACAACAAACTGCCAAAGAAGCGTATGATCGATTGTTTAATTTAAAGTGGACTCCTCCTGGCCGCGGCCTGTGGATGATGGGAACGAAGTTTGTAGAAGAACGGACGGCTGCCGGATTGTTTAACTGTGCGTTTAGATCCACCCGTGATCTTCCTACCAAGGGTGGATACCTTTTTGCGTGGATGATGGATGCCCTTATGGTGGGCGTGGGCGTGGGCTTCGATACCGAAGGCGCGAACACTGTTACTATTCAAGAGCCTCACTACACTAATGACACATTGGTTATCGATGACTCCCGCGAAGGGTGGGTGGACTCCGTTCACTCCCTGCTCGATGGGTTCTTTTTTGGTTCGAAGGTTCCCAAGTTTGATTACTCTGCAATTAGAGAAGCCGGCGCCCCCATCCACGGATTTGGCGGAACGTCTAGCGGACCAGATCCTCTGGTTGAATTGCACAACAACCTTAAAGAACTGTACTCCCAACGCATTGGCGAACCCATTTCGTCGGTAGATATTGTGGATACGGAAAATCTTATTGGGAGGTGTGTCGTGGCTGGCAATGTCCGGCGATCAGCAGCACTAGCAATGGGCAAATACGATGACACGCATTATCTGGAGATGAAAAACGATCAGGAAAAGCTTTACCATCACCGGTGGGGATCCAACAACTCTTTTAATGCCGTGGTGGGAATGGATTACACATGGCATGCAAAGCAAAGCCAGAAGAACGGAGAGCCTGGATACATTTGGCTCAACAATGCGCGCACACGAGGCCGTTTCAAGGATGGTGAGCGTTATGATGACGTTAACGTAGCCGGCTTTAATCCTTGCGTCGAACAACAACTAGAGGATGCCGAGCTATGTTGCTTGGTAGAAACCTACCCAGCAAAGCATGACGATCTTGAAGACTACCTGCGCACCCTTAAGATTGCCTACCTCTATGGAAAGACCATTACCCTTTCTAATACTCACTGGCCAGAGACTAACGCAAAGATGCTTAAGAACCGCCGTATTGGATTATCTCAGTCGGGTGTGGTGCAGGCGTTTAATAAGTTTGGGCGTCGGGAAGTGTACAACATGTGTGATAAGGCATATGCCTACGTTAAAGAACTAGACGAAGAGTATTCAAATTGGCTCTGCATTCCGAATTCGATTCGGATGACCTCGATTAAACCCTCGGGCACAGTATCGTTGTTAAATGGTTCTACCCCGGGCATCCACTTTCCCGAGAGTGAATACTATATTCGGCGGATTCGTTTCTCCAAAGATAATAAAATGCTTGACGTTCTGAAAGAATCTGGTTATACTATAGAAGATGACGAATATTCTCCCAACACTGCTGTTGTCGAGTTTCCTGTATACGAGCCGTATTTTACAAAGGGAAAACGAGACGTGGGGCTGTGGGAACAACTTGAAATTGCAGCCCAGTATCAATATTATTGGGCAGACAACTCCGTGTCTATTACAGTCACTTTTAAACCAGAGGAGGCACATCAGATTAAGTCTGCTCTTGAACTCTATGAGACGCGCCTCAAGGCAGTCTCTTTCTTGAAGTACGAAGACACAGGCTATAAACAGGCGCCTTATCAATCCATTACCGAGACTCAATACAAAAAGATGACCAAGAAGATTATACCGTTCCAGCGTTTTAGTGACGAAGAGGGCGGAAGCGGAACTAAGTTTTGCACTAACGACTCGTGTACCATATAGGGGGAAGAGTGAACTTTAATCATTTGATGGAAAAGAAATTTATTACTAGAAAATGCGCAGCGGGAAACGGAGAATGCTATTGGATCCCGGTAGGAAATATCAGATCCACACACGGCAACAATGTCCACATGACTATGTTTTGTAAACACTGCAGCGCCCGCGAAGATATCTTCCTTAGTCGGCATGATTATGAAACACAAGAAAGATTAATTTTAAAGGAGATTCACGATGTTCACACCCGTCAATAGATATATTCTAGTCGACACCAAGGGAACCGAAGAAGAGTCAACAGATCCGCTGATTGTGTTGCCGGAGGATTACAAACCTCAAGGACAACAATATCGTCAGGTCAAGGTTGTGTGCTCTGCAGAAGATGTACGCTTTGAGGTGAAAAAAGGACAGGCTCTTATAGTGGATTGGTCTATGGTGGAGGAAATAAAGATTAGCGGAACTATTTATAATGTTGTATTAGATAACTACGTTGTAGGAATGATCAAATGAATAGGAAACGCACATGGACAAACACTTCTATAATGAAGCCTCCGCAAAGAAACTGGGTTGGGCACCCAGCTGGTTTGGCGAAAAGTACTTTGATGATAAGCTAGTACGAGCCATTAAGAAGTGGCAGAAAACGCGCGGATTGACAGGCGATGGTCTATGTGGACCGATGACCTTTCGACGCTTGTGGACTGAACGGCAAGTAGAAATTGATGACCACAAACCTAATGACTGCCATTATTCCAACTACATTGTTTACAATGGGGAGTTTCATCCCATCGGGTGGGACAAGTTTGTACTATGGTCAGAGAAAGGGGGGTTTGAAACAAAGCCCGGACACTACTACGACTACTCGGGAAGACCAGCCCGGAAAATCCGCTACTTTGTAAACCATTGGGATGTATGTTTGTCCTCTAAGTCATGCCAAAGCGTGTTAGATAAGCGCGGAATCTCGGTTCACTTCCTCATTGACAATGATGGAACCATTTATCAGACGCTAGATATGCAACACGCAGCATGGCACGCAGGATCATCACGTACCAACCGACCCTCAGTGGGAGTAGAGATAACGAATGCCTACTATCCTAAGTATCAGGAATGGTATAAGAAGAACGGGTTCGGAGAACGACCCATGGTGAAAGATGCATGGGTGCATGGCAAGAAGCTCGAACCCTTCATGGGGTTTTATCCTGAACAGATTGCGGCTGCTAAGGCGCTATGGAAAGCAATCCACAGCGCCCTTCAAATCCCTTACGAGACACCGGTTAACCAATTTGGCAAGACCTCAACCAAGTACGAACAAGAGGTGGCCTACGGTAGCTACTCTGGCTTTGTGAGTCACTACCACATTAGTAAATCTAAAATTGACTGCGCGGGCTTAGATCTTAGGACGCTGCTGGATGAAGTGAAGCATGACATAGACATTCTGGAGACCATAAAGAATAAGTAAAACCACCTACTTATAGTGTGCGGTGGTTTCTATTTCTATTTCTCAGCTGTCTTTCCAACACCAATTATTCTCTTATTAATGTGAGTGATATAACCATTTACGACACCTTTGCCTTGGGTCCCCCAGTCCAGCAAGCCAAGTGGCATCAAGATCCTCGGGTTCGAGTGTGCACCACCGCAGAAGTAGCATTCCATCGTGTCAGTGCTGCTATTAAATATTGGGAGATGCTCGGTTATAGATTTGGTGGTATCGCGATGGATGAATCTCTTAATTGTGGAACCCCTCGGCATGGAGAAATTATCATTACGCTCCCTGACCCTGGGATCGATCCCAAACACATTGCAGCCACGCGTATTTATACCGAAAAGATAAGTGGATATATTGCAAAGGCTCAGGTGTTTATCTATCCCAACCAGAGCAAGAAACAGCGCGTGTTGGAACACGAGATGGGCCATGCCCTCGGCTGGATGCATCATCGCGCCAAGTTTCACATTATGCACCCCAACTGGATGGAAGGGGGATATGGACACACGGGGCTAAGAAAAGAACGTGATTGAATACGACACAATAGTGGTAGGCAGCTCTTTCGAGGCTGTTCTGTGTGCGTTTATAAATGACTATCCCATTTTCTTTGCCGAAGAGAGGCGCCCGTTTCGCTTTGATTATTTGGCCACCGACGTAAACTTAGAGGCCCTTAAGATTCCCAGCGGGCCCCCAAAAAGTTTAACGACCTTTGGAGAACCCAAAGTAGTTGGCTACCCCAAAGAATTGTTGTGGGAGAAGCTGCTGTTTCTAATGGCAGTCGTGGGACATTCCCCCCTCTCTAACCTGTGTGCCGCCATCCGATATAATGGGGACACCGTTGTGTGCTCCAACGAATATTCAAAAATAATGGAATTTACATTCAATGAGTGTCTTTACTTTGGTGACAATAATGCCACGGGACTTATTGAGAAAAAGAAGCTTGACGGAGATAGATATATATGTTATGATTATATTGCATTCAATAAAGGCGGCAAGCATGAAATTGACTATCTTTACACGGGAGATGATTTTGTTAGGGAGGTATGGTTTTATCCTTCCGACCGTATTGATGGAAATACTCCTGTTAAAGATGCTTGTGCAGTCTCAATCCTAAACGAGGAACAACCCCTAGACTTTAATTACTCTCAAACGATGGCACGTTTCAAAACGGTTCACGAAATGGAGAGCAGAGGAATGAAAGGAACATTTGCCCATGACTACACCACAGCAGGAAACCCGAAACATTACAAATTTAGAACAACTAGCTTATACCGCGAGACAAGTGAGCAGCCAAATGAACTCCTCCCGCAAGCCACTAATATCAAGATTCCGCAGATTAGG